TTCATCTTCTTTAGTGTAGTAGTCTTTTTCTTAGCCGTTGCCATTAGAATGCTCTCCCGCCGAATCTAGGGTGGTACACTACATTAGACTGCTTCTGTATATTCAGTCCTAGGTGCATTGTTGGTTTGATAGCTATCTCCATCGCGGACGCTAGCGCATCCTTGATGTCGTCATGTGGAGGATTAGAAGATACAAGCTCATCCTCTAGCTCCTGCCAAGACCCACCCCTACGGTGGAAGACCTGAAGGTTATCGTACCTAGGTTCTAGGATAGCAGCCATACGCTCCTCCTTAGACCCCGTGTACCTATTCGGTCTGAACTCTTCTACCTTCAGAGAGATGCCGTTAGGCTTCAGGTACATGTTCTTTAGTTCTTGGACAATCGCGGATTGTGCCGCCGTACACTCTGCCCGTAGTTTCTTAAAGGACCACCTGTTCAGAAGAACCATAAGGTGTTTGTAGTAATCCGATATCTTATCAGTCTTGAACCTGTCGATATCTAGAACATAGACATTATTCTCTGAGTCAACTCCGATGACAACAATCGCTGTATAGTCTGCCCGTTTAGTAGTGGAGAAGGCAAAGTCGATAGCTGCAACAAGGTTAAGTCTGCTTCCCTTGTAGAACCAATACCCTTGGCTCTGAGTAAGGAAGTTGGGGTCGAAGTATCGGAACTTGTCGTAGTCGATTGGTTTGTTATCTGGGTTGGTTGGATCATTGTAGTACTGCGCTCGAAACTGCATCCTGTCTAGGTACTGACCGCGCTTCTTAGATAGAATCTTCTGGTCGAAACCAAACCATTTACCATCTGCTCTGCGCTGCCTTGGCCATAAGAACTGACCAGTCCCGTCCCCTCTATCTTCTACCTCAGCTTGGTAGACCTCGTAAATCTTCTCCGATAAAATGACTTCTCCCGAGTCATTGTAGATGTCCATTTCCATATCTACCATATCGTTGTATAGATCGGTAGGGAAGTAACGTGTTCCAGTGGCCCACTGCACTGCGTCTGCTGATTCAACAGATGCTAGAAGGGAAGCCTGTCTCTGGACTTTATCTCGGCCTTCTTTGGTGTAGGCATTCTCAAAGACCACAAGATCATCAAGAACAGAAATGTCAAAGTGAAGACCTGTGACTCCTGTGGTAAGGCCCCCAGCAAACACAGAAGGATCACGGATGAGATGTTCTTCGCGGAGAGGGTGATCGAGGGCAATCTCATTGTTAGTCCACTTAGCTCGCTTACCTATGTCTGGGTGTACGTGGTCCGGCCAGTAGCGTCTAAAGACTTCACTCTCTAGGATTTGTTTTATGAAGCCAAGTTGCTTTTCCGCCAAATTGCTCGTACTTGAAAGATAGACTACACGCAGGGTAGGGTCCTTGGCGAGACTCCATGCAACCCGGAAAGCCACAAGAGCACTCTTCATGTGGTCGCGTGGAAGAAGCAGCAGTTGGTGACTCTTTGCTTCCGGGCGCGTCCACCACCTAATTACGTCTTCGTGTACATGACCAAGTACCCTGTTCTTATCTACCAGTTTGATGAATGCAACTAGGTCTCGTTCTGCTGCTTCCTTTACCTCAGAGTAGGCTTGCGACATAAGATGCTACCGTTCCGGTTATGGTAGGGGCAATCCACTCCATGTGCTTATGGAAAGACCAGTTGTTGATAGACTTAGGAGATTGGGCGAACTCTCTGCCTGACCAGAAAAGAAAGTTAGACGCGGCCATAAAGACCCAAGGCGTAGTTGCTAAGACAAAACCAAAGCATAAGACAAAGGCAGCGGCGTCGTGGAGAAGGGCGTCTCTATCCAACTTTCCAAATCTTTACGTCAGAGTAAACTTCGATAACGGAGAAGGTAGAGGGACGCCCAAAGCCGGTGGTCGATTTAGTTGTGGACCCCTGATGCTGTATCTCAAAAACTTTGGCACCCGCGATAGTAAATCTACCGGACACAGAGCTACACGTCGCACCAGTGTTAGCATTAGACGCAAACGCTGATGTCCCTAGTATGGTGTCGCTAACGTCTGAGATGTTAACCAGCTTTGCTTTGTGCTCCTGCACCGAGACGGCTGGAGCAGATGCCTCAATCCAAAACGTCCCAGCAGGTAGGGTAATCTGATTTGAGCTTAGGGAAGCCCCACTGATTTCATTGGTGATGGCAGTGTTGAGGGTTCTTGTCCTCCACGCGCCAGACGTAAAGGTACCGCCCGATGTTCCGTTTGTCTGCTGGTCCTGTATGTGAAGCAGGGCTGTGGAGAATGTATCCGTCCCAGAGGCGATCTCCTGCTGTACAAAGGCTGTAGTTGCTATCTGGGTTGTGTTGGTAGTCGTGACTGCTGTTGGAGCCGCAGGTACCCCTGTGAAGGTCGGGGAGGCTATAGGGGCCTTTAGGACTACTGCCGCATCTAGGTCGCCCCCTGCTGAGTAGTCAATCTTCGTACCAGCGATGGTGGCTACAGCTAGGGTGATGTTTCCTGTGGTAGTTACTGGGGTAGTCGTAACGGTGAACTCTGTAGACCCTGAGTCTACAATACCCACAGAGGTAACAGTACCCGAACCAGAGGGAGTGGACAGTGGGTCCCAAGCCGCTCCGTTCCAGACACGCATCTCTGGGGTACCAGTATGAAAGAACAAGGCACCAGTCTGTAGGGCGTTACCATCATTGTCTACGGTAGGGTTAGCGGCCTTAGAACCTAGGTAGATGTCATCGAACTCATCTAGGGTTGCTGCGGCGTTTGTCTCAGAAACAGCAGCAGCAGTCGCAGAGGCATCGGCAGCGGTTACACGAGCATCCAGATCGACACCAGAGATAGCTATGTTACCAGCATTGATGGTGGCAACATTGAGGATATCATTCCCACCCAAGTCTAGGTCCGCCGCCATAGTGTTTGGGGTGGAACCGTCGAGGGAGAGGGTGTTATTGAAGGCAGTCTCGACAGCATCGAAGTTGGCGTTCAGCTTAGTGGCCGAACCGAACCCTGCCGTGATGTTGTCAAAGGTTGGTGTCTTAGCCAAATTTCAAACTCCAGATGTATCCGCCGAGTGTTAAGACTACAGCGCCTAAGGACAAGACTCCCCAGATAAGAAGGTTCTTGCGCTCATTCCGCAACCCCCTGATCTCTTCTTCTTGGTCGTCAACTTTTCTAACCAACCCCCGGACATCAGCCTCTAGGGTTGCTAATCGTTCTAGCTCTGAACTCATGGTTCTTAATTTACCCTGACACGCTTAAGGTCTTCCTCGAAGTCCTCAGCTAATTTCAACGAGACCGAGGAAGAGGTGTCCGTAGCCTTATTAGACGGGCGGCCCTTGGGTTCCTTAGAGAATCGATCAATAAGGTACTTGGCCGAAGAGGTAGAGCTTTTAGAACCAGACCTAGCATCAACGACTAGGCTATCTACCAGAGAACCAAGAACCCGGAGCTTTAGTTCCTCGCGCCATTTACCCACCTCGTCTTTGAGAAGGGAGGATGCCGCGATACGCTTCCACTGTTCTACATCATAGAGATAGAGGTCTACAAACCTAGCCTCAGTGATATCCCCTGTCTCCATGTACAAACGATAGAGAGAAGGGTAGCTTTTACCAGCAACCTCTTTATCCTTGCGAGATAAGGAGTAGACGGCTAGATCGTTTGTCCCTATCCAATCATTCTCAATGAAGAGTTGCTTTACCAAGCGGACGTTGCTAGAACCTAAGAACTTAGACTTATCCATTGATCTGCCATTGCCTCTGCTATACCGGAGTACGTTATCGCCCGCAACTCTGATCTATTCTCAGAGGGGCTGAACTTCAGGATATTAGACTCTCTGCCACTCACGATATCAGTAGGGGTTAGATTCGGTAGGTTCTTCAACCATAGACAAGTCGTCTTCATCTCACCGTGGCCAAACATCCAAGGCTGTATAATCTGTGTTGGTTTCCGTATCTTTGTTGAGATAACAGAAACCGGATTCTCCAGAGCTATCTTTTCTATAGGGGCGTTGAGAAGAAGAGATACAAACTCCAGAGCCTCCTTCTGCTCGACCACCTTATCCTTGAACCACCTAGCTCCTGATACAGCCAGATGAGTACACGGTGGAAAGGCTACCATCAAATCCCAACCAGCACCAAGGATATTCCTTACGTCATCTTTGATGTGGTAGGTAGAAGCCGAGACATCATCCTCTACATCACAAGACCAAGCATCGGCCCCTAGGTTTCTGAAAGAGTCTCGTACCTTACCGTACTTCTCACAAGCTACCAGTACCTTCAATAGATCATCCCTCAATGTCTTACTCTAGCTACCAGAAGCCCTTCCTATCGGGGGCTAAGGGGCTAGAGCCTATCAGGAGGGAAGCCGGTACCCCTAGTTGCCTAGAGTGGTACATATAACTTTTCTTGGCAGCTTATATGCTATTATACCATAAAAAAAATGATTTGTCAAGAGAAATCGTACATGAGATAGCAACTATTTTACAAGTGCTTGTTCTAGTTCGGTTTTATTTTTTACCAAACCCCGTATTTTCTAGAGAATTTTACTCCACGCGATAGTACATATAGAGAGGCCCCCACTCCCCCCGGCGTCCCCTCGCGCGTGTGCCTGCGCCTTTTCCGTTCTGTTCCTCCAGCATTCACTGCCAGGGTTACATTCACACATTTGAATACGAGAATACGAGACTGGATCAGACAATCATATCTGAATATGAGAATATATCGGGTCACGCTCCCTCATGCTGCAACGCACCATAACCGCTTGGAATACCTGACCAAATCACTTGGCTATTACCGTGAACAAACAGGGAACAAACCATGACCATTCCATGAACTATGCCTGACACTCTCAACAAGCCTCACTGGTGCGCAACTCTCATTTTCGGCTATCTACCCTACCAGATTTCATGTTGTGCATTTGTTCCCTTCTTGTTCCCCTTATGTTAATATAATGAATACCGCGCGCGTCTTTTCCATTGTTTAAAAGAATAGGAACACATTCAATCTTCCGAATATGACCCACGCTCCAGGTGTTATCACACAATGTTTCAATATGTTTCAACTCTCGGGAACAAACCATGAACGAATCAGCTACGAATCAGGAACATCACCCGTAACCCATTGATTTCATTGCTTCTTTACTTGTGATCGACCGTATGAGACAACTCAGGGGTCGAGCCGCTCCTGGCATCGGCATCTGGATAAGGAGCCTTCTAATGGCTTGGTTTAAGGTCACTCGTAAAGAATGGCCCGCAATCTGCAAATGTTCTTGTGGCGAGAATGGCGAAGCAGTAGTGCAGTTGAAAGATTGCAAATGCTCTAAACCATTCACCACTAAACGGAAAGCCCGTGAGTATATGTTGCGATTGCAGGCCAACACCTTGCAAGATGAACACGTTGTTCAACTTGACCACGGGTCAACGCACGTCAAGACTGGAAACGGTCGAACCTATCGTGCGGGGCACAAGGTTACCACTGCTGACTTTCGGGGCTTCTGACTAGTCCGACGATATATGATGACGCGCAAGCCTTGCGGCGTATGAATACCTAACATAGCGGCTATAACTTTGCCGCACGCAAGGATACGGAGAATAGATTTGCTCCTCATGGGCAACGCACACTTGCGCTTTCGCTGGAAGGCAACAGTATTTTGCGCTCATGGGTATACTCGGAAACGAGTGAAGCTTCGGCAAGGTTAAAATCGAACACGTAGTGCAAGCGGACCCTAGTCGAAAGACGTAGGACCATCCGAAAGCACACAACTCAACCGAAAGGTTGCGTTACAGTGCACGTCAATGGTGATGTGTACTGTTTAGCAACCTCTTGGAAGGGGAAACAAACAATGGCACG